GAAATATTTCTGTTTTGCTGTGCCTGTGGCGACATGTCCGCAGGATCAATGTTACGCGCACTTTCGACAATTGACTTCAGTGTGCGCAAACCAATCTCTTTGGCCTGTGGGATGCCGCTCTGACCCATCTTATCACCATCGACAAAGATGCGATCCCAGAACTTACGGCGATCATATTCACCACCAATGATAGTGAACTCAAGCTCCATCCATTTTGCCGCAGATGACATGGACTTCTTGAACCACGGGCCAGAGCCAAACTCTGGAACTTCTGTGTCGCCTTGCTTTACAACAATCACGGCGCGGCACACTGTGCCATTCGGGATTAACGTAAACTCACGGTTTTGTGAATTATCGTCGGCGGGTACGTTATTTAAATTTAGCATTATGCTACCTCTTCGCTAGAGTTTTGAGTTGCAGGATCAACGAACGTCAGATCCTTTGGGTCTTCTGGAGAACCACTAGACATCTTTTCCATAAGTTTGCCAAGATGCGGCTCTTCCAAAGTTTCGAGGCGACCACTGCGATCTTTTGCAGGGTATCCCCATTCATTCAATGGCTGACAGACGAACGCACGATACTGACCGTGATCCCCTGACAGGATTGCCATTGTAATTACTTCGTCAACAATCCCGGGCAATTCACGACCAGTTTTGCTGCCTTCGATTTGCAGCGCATATTGCTTGCGCCCATAATCATCTGTGATTTCGTCAAGGATGCCAACAAAAATCACATTCTTTTCGCGGATGTGCTGCAAGTGTGTGAGCCATGACATCATCTCACGTCCATGCATTCCGTAAGCTGCGCGTGTGTCCAGCTTTCCTGACCGCTCAGAGCGCGACTCAGGCTGCTGCAAGCACCACTGAAAGCACAAACGTCCTGCGACAGTAATAGAGTCCACGAAAAGAGTATCGTACCTCTGCCAGATTTCTGCACTGTCTCCAAACATTGAGGCAACATAATCGTAATGCGCCTGAGAGTAGGGCTGATCCTCACTGAGCGCGGGATTAGGCCCACCCAAGAAACAGGCAAGGTCACGACACTCTGTCCATGTGCGAGGGCGAATAACGTCAATCGGGTGTCCTTCGATTGCAGCATCACCTGCTTCAAGGTCCAAGAACAACGTGCTTGCGCTGTTTAATGTTCGGGCGAGTGTGGTTTTACCCACACCACTTTGCCCACACACCACGATCTTGTGGCCTTTCTTTTCAGCGAGACGCTGATCGGCTGTAATAATTTGCAAGGCCATTATGCTGCCACCCTTTCTTCGATTGGCGTAAACTGCTTCATGACTTCAAACACGTCTTCTTTGACAGAGTTTCTAAAGTTGTTATGAATCGCCAAGGTTTTCCCTTCGCTGCTATGATGTTCAAACGCAAACATTCCGCGCATGAAATAATCATTGTCCAAAGATTGACCTGTTCTATTGACAGAAATAGAACTTTCCATGACCTGCCGATAAAGCTGCACGAAAACATCAGGCCATTCTTTTAGATCACCATGAGAAAGTGAATCATAAACATCGTAAGCATTTTCATAGCTAATGCGATCTGTCATGATTGCCATTGCAAACGCAGCTTTGAACGCTGTTTGTTTCCAGACGCTTCCGCTTTTGCGCGGTGGCTTGATTTCATATTCAACTTCAGAAAGCAATTCACCAATTCGACTTCTCAGGACGTTTTCCACATCTTCTGGCATTGGATGTGAAATGAAAGAAGAGGCACGAAGCAGATATTGAATTGGCTGAACAATATTGATGTGCGCCCCAATAATGTCTGCGTTGGTTCTTACCTTTCCTTGATCCAAGTATTTATACCTGTCGATGGAATCAACAATTGCAATGGAATAACAATTCGTTGTTCCCGTTTCAATTTGAGCATTTGATCTATGATTGCCATTAATCATAACCCATTCTGTTCCTTGCTTAACAAAGATCAAAGGTTCGGGAGTTAAAACCCAACGATTAAGATTCATTGCCCTGACATATTTGCGAAATGTGGGGCGATGCAAATCACGATTGCCTTTGTAGTTCATTTCGCTGATTTTCTTCATTTCTTCAGCGGTGATTTCTGCATTAAATTGAATTTGCTTTCGATCAATTGGATCAGAAGCATTCATCATTTCTTGCAGCTTGACGTCTAACTTGCTAGTAAAGTCCATTAGTCTGACTCCTCAATTGTAAAGCCACCGACTTCAACTGTCCGACATGGCTCAAGAAGGTTGCGAATAGCGGGTGGTGCCGCTGTGTATTTACGCTCGTCAACAGCAAGTGTCAGCTTACCGTAATGACGTGCGTCTTCCTCTGGCATTGCCTCTAAGACGCAGCCGAGTTCATCTTGATCCCACACGACTTTCTTGCGCACCGTAGCCTTCAGCTTACGATTGCCTGCAACAATATATGTGGTGCCAAAGTCCTTACCGTCTGCGCGTAAAGCATCACGCGCTTGGGTAAAAAATGTATCATGGAGTTGTTGTTCAACGTCTTTCAACTCATCACGCAATTCACTGATAACGTGCTTGAGTTCCTCTCGACGCTCGAACAGTTCACGACTATTCATGTCGATTCCTTCCGCTTTAAATTACTAGAGCCTTACCTATCCCATATAGCTTGGGACATGTCAACGACTTTTTTTAGATAAAAATATTTCTATGCCGTAAACGGCCTTCATTAATTTCTTTTTCAGTTTAAATTCAGGGGTTTCGACGCCCTTGGCATCTTCGACAACTTCGTACCAGTCGCCGTTCTTGTCCTGCTTTTGATAGCGGAAGTCTGCAATGTAGGCGCAAATCTTTTCACCGTTGATTGCTATGTTATAGCGCACCTGTAGCTCAAGATCCTTGACCTGATCTGCGCGTTCGAGCGACTTGAGGTACATGTAACGCTGCGACTCCCACTTGGAATCAAACTTGATGCCATCAACAGTTACTTTCTTATTACCATACTTGGGTCTTGACCCACGCCGCTTGGGATTATATACAGTAGGAAACGTCATTTATGGGAAAGTCCTCCATGCCGAATCCAGTAAAATACAAATCTGTAGGTGTTTCAATAGATGCTTACGACAAATTAGTAAAAATAGCGGATCATGAAGATCGTGCTATTGGACGCCAATTGTCGCGCATGATTGATGATGCTTATGACGATGTTCAAGCAAAGGTGGCATCTCGTTATGACAGGCGTCACAACTTGGGTGGCATTGCTTCTGTATTGGAAGATTAAAGCAACCCCGCGCTTCCAAGACCGCCCAGTAGTGTTGCAGCCACTGCTGGGTTTTCTCTTGCGCGTTGACGAATTTCCGATTGCACGTTGCGTTGCAATTGTTGAATTGGTCCCATTGGCCTTGTAGGAGAAGGTGCACGAACTGCTGGAGCAGGAATATCAAACACTGATGTCGGAGCTACATCTGGTACAGTTGTTCGGGTTGTGTCTCCGCGCTGCTGGGTTGTGATACCTGCTGCTCTAGGAAGCGCAGCACGATTTACACGACCAGCTTGCCCAATCACTCTACCTGTGCCGCGAGCCAACGAACCTGTCGCCTGCATTGTTGCTGCGGGGTTAACGCCCTGTTCAACCATAACTTCGTTGATTGCATCAAGCATAGCACGACCACGATCTTCTGGATTAGCTGCACCTGCCTTACGAACCTGAATATACTTCTTCATAGCTGTTGGGCTGCTCAACGCATTTGCGAACAATTTGATCTTACCAATACGACCCAACGCTTGCATGGGGTGCTTGAATGCCAATGCCCATAGAGAGCCTGCGGCAATCGAACCTTCCTTGGTTACGTCACCAAGTGCTGCCAAGTCGTCACCAAAGCCTTTTAAAGCTGTATAGGTATCATCACCAAGGACTCGCTTCAGCGCACCTGCATTGTATGTATTTATGATTTTTTGCAGCATTTCAGCATTCTTTGTGCTTTTAAATAACTCATCATCAACAGACGCTAAAATGTCCTGCAATAGAACATTCTTCATATTTTCTTGCATCTGTGGATTATTATCAAAGAAACGCATGATACGACGAGCTTCGCTTTCCTTTAGATTCGGCTTTGTGATTTCTTTCACAGCCTCATCAAACGTCATAGATGTATCTTTTAATTTACCTGTCGGTCCACGGCTCATTAAGTCAAACTCATCTTGAGCCGCCTTAATATTACGCATTTTATCAGCAATAGAACCGCCCAAGCTGTCGTCAGCAACACGTTCGATCTGCTCTAGCGTTAGATTCTTCTTGCCACTGGAGCGACCAATAACTTTTGCGAGCCGCTGGACTTCACCCCATTCGTTCCCGAACAATTCTGGACCAGAAGACTTCAGCTTACTAATACGGCTGGCAAAAGACTTGCCGTTGAACGCTTCTGGATTCAAGGGATCACGACCAGCAGTCTCCAGCGCATCGTCAATGTAGCGACGAGCCAGCATATCGCGTAGTTCGTTCGGCTTCTCTGCAACTTCTAAAACAGCTTTAATACGATCCGGGGAATCATCCCGAACAATTCTATTAAAAAACTGATCAGCAATAGCTTTTGGACCATAGCCATCTAATTCTTTTAGATCTTTAACATTACGAATAATACCAAAGTCGGACAACTTCTCAAACCGCTGCATACCTTTACGATAGTCGTTTATAGCAAAATTACGTTGCTTTGCTGCTGCTTTAAGTATGTTTTTCTCATCAGGTGTTAGCTGACCTGTACCCACACGAATATCATCAAGAATGTTAACACCATCCATCATGTCGTCAATCTGTGTTCGCATGCCGTCTAGTACGTTTGCCGCCTTTGTAGAAATAGGTCCACCAAAGTACAGGGTATCGTTAATGCCTTTGCGCAATATAGCCATGTCAGAAAATGACATCTTATTGCCATCCTGTGCCAAGCGCATAAACACGTCGATTTGTTGTGCAGCGGGGTCTGCGAGATTACGCATTTCTGCCATGTAATTTTGCATGTCGCCACGCAAACTACGAATATCAAACAGTTTTAACTGACCGCCTTCTTTTACGACAGTCTGACCATTAATGGTGATTGGCTTTTGAATTTGCGACAACATGTCATCAACAGCCGTGAAGTTTTTCTTTGCGCCTTGATCAAATGCATTGAATGCTTTTGTAATTCGACCAAGTGATTCTTTGTTTAGATCAACGCCCTCATCAATAGACTTGCTCAACAGACTAATGCTAT